CTGAAGTAGTTGCTGCTGCCATACTAATAGCAGGAGTTGTACCGCCACTACTAACTACTGGAGCTGTACCTGTAACACTTGTGACTGCTCCTGATGCACCAGCATCACATATCCAATTTGTACCATTATAATATACAGGGATATTTACTGCGCCACCACCAACCGCAATTGCACCAACTACAGGTGCTAAAGCATCACTAATAAATGACCTACACCCAGCAACAAATCCGCCATAGCCAAGTGATGGAACAGGTATAGTAGCTAAAGTATAAACTCCCTGAACCATTAATCCATTTAGAGTTGTAACTGATTCATAATTTGGCTCACCAATAGTAATGTAGGTTGTACCACCAGTAGAATTTGTACCAATATTAATTGTTTTAGGTGATGATGAATTAGTACCTGTTGCAATATTTACCGATAAGGTTGCTCTTGTTCTTCCAATATCAATTGTACTAGAACCCGATGTCGCTGAACCTAAAACAATGGTTTGTGCAGCCGTACTACGACCAATACTAATTTGTCCTGTACCACTTGCAGAACCAATATTTATAGTTGATGATGCAGTTGATGGGGATACTGTAAATGCCCCAGTAAATGTTTGAGATACATTTCCTAAACTTGCAAGTGCGCCAGTAATAGCTGGTAGATTATAAGAATAACTAGTACCAGTAACTAAAGCACTTAAATTAAAATTAGCTATTTTTGTTGGGTCTACATTGTCTTGAAAAGTTAAAGCATTGGCATATATTGATATAGTAGGTAATGTATCTAATACAACACTACCTGTGCCTGTGCTTGTAGCAGTAGAAACTACGCCTGAAGTGAGTTTAGCTATACCACTTAATGAAGTTGCTAGTGTGGTTGTACCTGTAACTGCTAATGCCCCTGCCAATGTAACTTTACTGTCTTGATCTACTGTAACCGCAGTCACTTGCGTAATAGTTGTGTTAGGCGTTACCTTAATAACAGCCTTTGCACCTCTAGCTGTAGCACCCCAAACTTCTGTAGTAACACCTTCCAATGAAACTTGTGGATACGCATCTGCTGAAGTCGTGCCATACCCTGCTAATTCAAATTTACCTAAGCTATCACCGCTTATTGGTGCTTGTGGTGCGCCAGATGTACCTCTAAACTTACTAACACGAATAGCTGAACTATTAGCATCACTAGAATACCCTCTCATAGCAATACGAGATGTTGAATTGTTATCACCAACTGCTCTAAATCGGATAGTTGGTACAGTTGTAGTATTAACACCTAAATTAGCAACATTGACCAAAGTCTTAGCATTAAGGTCTACTGCGCTTGATGCGCCTGTATAGGGTATATACGTACCTGATAATGAAGGAATATCCGCAGATACTAAGGCTCTAAATGTTGGCACGCCTGCTGAACCATTAGGCGACGCATAAACATAATTAGCTACTTGACTAGCTAAAAGGTTTTGACTAGCTAGTGTTTGTACTGCGCCCCCACTATCTTTATAAAACAGTTTACCGTCGGCAGAATTAATCGCTAACTCACCATTGGCTAAGTTAGTATTTAATGGCACATTAGTAGCCGTTGTGCTAAAGTAAATCTGTATTGGCGTAAAGCCTGTTTGAGCCATTAAAAAGTACCCCCTGAAATACCTACATACTTAGTAGCAGTAGCAGTAGTAAACGTGCCTGCGGCTGATGTTGCCGCGCCTATTACGCAATTCTCAATAGCAATTCCAGTCATTGTACCTGAAATAATTTGATTTGCATTAATCGCTATACTTACATCGCTTGCCGTTGTTATTTGACCTTGTGCATTAACAGTAAACTTACCTACTTTATCTGCTAATCCATACGATCCTGCAACCACGCCTGTATTATTAATACTTAATGTGATTGTGCCTGCGCCATTAGTTACTGTAAATCCCGCGCCTGCTGTTAATGTGTTTAATACGTATTCGCCATTTTTACCTATTAGCAGTTGACCGTTAGTTGGTAAGGTTGATAGCCCTGTACCCCCATTAACAATTTGTATAACCCCTTGATTTGCGCCTACTATAGTATAAATATTATTAAAAAATACAAACCACTCGCGTGACATTAAGCCAGTTGCAGGATTAATTAAATCAACCCGCGGCGCGGGTATTTGAGTTATATTAAGCATTAGTTGGGCTGATATGTAACTCAGCCCCCATGATAGCTATCTTTACTGGATCAGTACCCGATACTTCGTACACGCGGTCACGTATCTTGTCAGTCATACCAAGCCTACGCCATATAGTACGATAGCCATACTGACCTATCGCGCCCATAGATTTCCAATGCTCATTAGACCAAGTATGGCCACCATCATCTGACCAACGTAACATGGCTTGTGGGTCATCACCTTGTCCATTATTAATACCTACGCCTGTTTCAGCATCTAATTGTAGACTGTGTTGTGCGGTACGATTAAGATTGTTTTGTCCTGTAGGAAGCGCGCGCCATGAACGTAACCATTTTTGTTCTTGGTTATTGTCGGCATATACATCTAAGTCTAAAGTATAAATGTTACCATTTTCAAAATCACCAACTACGGTATTACCTAAGAAGTTGCATTGGCAATTAGAACGATGACGTGTAAATTCTCCATTATCCCATCCAGCACGTTCATGCCATGCCCCTGTCGCTACGTCATATACCCAAGTCGCGTTTGCAGACGGGAATGTAAGCACATAGAACGAATGACCTTCTTGTTGATAGGTGTATGCCACCGCATCAGAAATAACGCCGTACTGAGCGATTGCGTACTCAATAGCATGAGTAGAAATACGCGTGCCTGTGTAACCATTAGCACGATAGACAATACCTTGCCCGCGTGCATCTGTACCTAACCAAAATAGCCCGTTATCTAACTTGGCAATAGAGAATGTAGCTACGCAACCAATCTCATTAAACGCGCCTTGAATACGGGTTAACGGAAAGTTTGGAGTACCTGCGTCATACCAAACTTCAACAGAATCAGTACCAAATATCCATACTTCGCGGTGGTCAACAATAATACCTACTATGCCATCAGGTGAACCTTCAGCACTAGCAAAAGAAAGCGGATCAATCTGTGTACCATCTAATATTTGAGATGTCCAAATTAACTGACTATTAGGCTGATTAAATACAAAGTACCCGTCAATATATCCTACTGTTACTGCGCCTGGGAAATCAGCGTCTGTAATTTGTGCAAAAGCATTAGTTACTTCGTTGTAGATAAATCCATTAGGATTACAAGCAAAGAATATTTGCGTGCCATTATCTGCAATAGATACTGGCCCTGTGCCTGATATTGCACCCAACAATACTGGCGTGCCAGTTAAGCTATCAAGCTGATAAAGCTCATTACCTGACACTACATAAAAATCTGCGCCATTGGTTTGATGCGCCCATAATGCACGTATCGGGCCAGTGCCTACTGTTTGTAAAAACTTAAGCCCTGGTGTTCTATTAAGAAAGCCAATCTCTTTACCCGCTTCAGGCGTTTGCTCAGGAAACAGATTTACCATGCGGTTATCCGCTGCATTAATGCTTCGGGCTACATAACTGCTACCTAAAATAGGCGTTTTCACTAATAGTTACCTGCAAAAATATTGAAGCGTTGACGAGTAGCTACTAAGCTATATGGTAATGCCATAATATCGTCAGGATTATTGATACGTTTAAGATTGCGTTTAGAAGTCATTGCAATTCGTGATACTTGTGGGCTTGGCTCTACACCAAACTCAGGGGCTATTTCACAAGCTAAGTTATATTTAAAAGCACGAAGATAGCCTGGTGGAAACGCAATTACAGTAGCAAGTGTAGCTGGCTGAGTTAGTTCTTCAACGGAAACAATATGAAATTCCAGTAACTTAGTAGGTACTGGATATACCGTCATTGTAATGTTTGGATACTCCATATTTATCCACATCACTTGTGGATAAGTAGAAGTCACTGTCTTAACCGCAATACCATTGTATTGTTGTTGGTTAATCAATTTAATACCGTATGAAATATTATTCGCAGGATCACGGAAGTATGACGAATCGTCTACCATTACAGGGCGATTGCCAACATAGTCACCTGACGGCCCCATAGTTTTAGTTATTACACCAGGGCCCCAAGGTACAATTTGATCTTGTGTAGAATAAATTGAAAGTCGTTCAGTATTCCAACTATCAATCATTTGATTTAGTGCTGTAAGCGAATCTTGTGCGGTTGACGCTGAAGGTGTTTCACCCTCGGCTAATTGTCCGATTAGGCGTAACGCCCCACAAATTTGGTCATAAGCTGTTGATGCCATAATATTAGCTCCGTCTGCGTTTAACTGCCAATCCATTTACAGGAGCCGCAACTTCAACTAATGAAGGCGTAGTTGGATTATATACTAACCATCCATTTTGTACATCAGCTTCTGCTTCACTTTCGGCAATTGCTACTTTAGTTCCGTGAATAGGGTGTTGTAAGTATATTACCATTCGTACTGTCCTTCCAAATAGGTGGCAAAATTACCAATAAAGGCTTTACTGCCTATATGTC